ATCGAAAAGATCGGGCCTAGCACTCTGAAGGAGAAGATCCTAGACACCGCGATAAACGATAGATACATCACGAAAGTGATTCAACCGCTTTTTATAGCGGGTGAGGTTCTATGAAGGTTTTAACCGGGGATAAGCAAGACTTCCAAATCCCTACCAAACCCAAAGTAAAGCTAAAGCCAGCGCCACCAGACCAGCGGCAGATCGCGGTGATGCCTATCAAGGCATTGACAGATAGAAAGTTAAATGGTGGATGCGTTAGAGTCCTGGCGTTGATTAGTTCTTATTGCAACCGCGCCGGGATCACATGGGTAGGCCAAGAGAGATTGGCTAGAGACCTACAAACCAATAAGCAGTACATATCGAGAATGATGGGGATATTGAGAGATGCTGGCTACATCGAGACGCTGACCAAGGGCGCTAAGAATAGCCACACCGCCACTACAAGAGTGATATATAACAAGTCTATCAATCACCTAGATGCGATAGCTTTAGTTAATGAAGAGTCCAGAAGTCCACAGATGATTAAACAAGAGGAGAAGTACATGGAAGAGATGTTCAGCAAGGGGTCTAAACGGGCGCGTAAGACGATTAAATTACCAGTTAAGGCAGAGGCCTTGGAAGTGATAGAAAAGGCTAAGGTTGCGGTTATGGTGGATCATAACAACTGCGAGGCTATAGTCCAATCGATATATAGAAGTGTGTTTTTTAAAGATAAATTAATAAATGATTTAGATTTAAAAGGATTTGAGTTGATAGCAATGTGTCAACTGAGGGAGCAGATGCTCAGTCGCGATCTGGAATTGTGGCTGAAGGCGAGGCCAGCGGAGCCTGAGAGCATCATCGACTTTGCCAGGGCGCTGATGGATGAGAACTGCTCAGGAACCTAGCATTGTAGGTAGATAGGGGCTTGTAACATTACCAAATGGTCGTATGGAATTGCAACGGGGGTACAGGGGTGGTCTGTAATGCAGAAAGCAAGGTGGTCTCGCACATAGCGCCAGGGGTCGATTCCAGCAAAGCGGCATACCCTCCCCCCCTATGCGCCACTAGGGTGGGGGTGTACTACTCAATTTTTCCCAGGTATTTTCAAAAAAAGGAGCCTTAACATGAATGAGCAAGCAAAGTTGCAGAAAGAGTTGCATAGCGTAGTATTGGGGTTGCTAAGACAGGGGTTTACCCTACAATCCATAATTCATGCGTTAATTGTGGAATCAGAGAAGATGTCTGAGTCAGCAACAGTAGTGCAAGCAATAGAAGATTTTAACCAACAAACACAGATAGGGATAAACAATGGCATACGATAAGCCTTTTGAGATTAAGCCAGGCAACTTTCAGTTATTTAAGAACTTAAAAAAGACAGATCCAAAGCACGCGGATTGGACAGGCACGATCAAGTTGCCAGATGGGCGCGAGTTCTGGTTCAATATGTATGACAAGCAAGGCCCCAAGGGAACCTATTTTTCTGGATATATTGGGAAAGAGAAACAACAACTCAATGCCCCGGCATCCTTTAATAGCTTTGCGCCGTCTGGTGTGATTGGCCGCCCTGAGAACTACGCAGAGGTAGCGCCGTTGGATGATGTGCCGTTCTAATGGCCACAACCAGGCCAAAGGCTAAGGTAGCGAGTCAGATTCCATCCCTACAAAACTGGGGTGGGATCCGATCGATACAGAAGAGGCTAGAGCGGTCAGCCACCATCACAGAGAATCGTGAGGCGGTGGCCTACTCTTTGCTTTGTATGGCTAATACCAAGATTACAGACATCATGGAGTGGGACGATGAGGGCAAAGTTAAGGTTAAGGCTAGTAAAGATATTCCTGACCATGCCTTGCAAGCCATCAAAAGTATTAAAGTTAATAAGGATGGTAATTTAGAGTTGGAGTTGTACGATAAGGTCGGCGTATTGCGCCTACTAGCCAAGGCATCAGGTCTCCTGGACAACCCAGATGAGTCAGATAAGCCATCAGTTATTGGCATCAACATCAAGCCACCAGATGTCCAAGATGTGGAAGTTGATTAAAAAACAACAATAGGTATTGCTTTTTATTTTGTAGTCATTAATATCGGGGTTGAGCGATATCGCTTACAACTTGGAGAACAATGTGACTACATTTACCACCGATGACCGCAAGAAGGCTCAAGACACACCCACAGTAATCGTTGACTCTGGCGCAAGCTACGAGGAGCCTATCCCGTTTGCTGGCATAGTCGAGGTTGATCCTGATTGGGAAGAGGAGGATGTCTTGATGGATGACATTACTAACCCAAGAATGAATGGTATCGGCGAGCGGTGGGGCGAGTGAGTTTTACTATTCATACGCATGATGGCATGAAAGTTATTCAATGGTTTTTTAATATAGATGAACTTATTAAAGCAATGCTTAACAACCCTAAAGACCGATACCACAGGAATTAATATGATAATCAAGTCACCTTTTTGGCATATCCTCCAGCGTGAAATAGAGAATAGAAAGAAGAGTAAAAAATGAGCCACTTTGAACCTAACAACCCCCAGCATGATGCGGTCAACCACCCTAAGCACTACACCAGCCACCCGTCCGGGGTTGAGTGTATTCAGATAACAGAGCATATGGGGTTTTGCCTGGGCAATGCCATGAAATATATCTGGCGTGCTGACGAGAAACACGATGCCATTGAGGATCTGCGTAAGGCTAAATGGTACATTGAGCGCGAGATAGCCAAGAGGTTGAAATGATTGAGGCCATAGTTAAACCCCAGCAATTAGATAATGATGTTGGGGTAATCAAAATACTGCAACTGATGGGTCAACTCAGTTTGAGTGATATCCAATATGTCTTAAAAGTTACCTTGCACATCTATGGAAAAGCACAAGAAAAATGAAAACAATGAAATGGTACGGCACCGCGCTTTGCTTGGTTGGAATAGCGCTTACCAGCTTTAATGTCTACCCTCTTAATATTCTAGTTGGCTTTATTGGCTCTTTGCTTTGGTCAATAGCTGGGTATATGGAAGATGATTTGCCATTGCTAGTAGTGGAGATGGCCGCAACCTTGATCTACTTTTGCGGCATCGTAACATATTTGTTAATCGCGCTTAGATCCTGGGGCGCATTTTCGTAGCGTTAAAATATACAAAAACTTATATAAATGTTTAATATACGATACATTTTTTATTAAAGTTTTATGCAGTTTGTTAATAGGGATATGTACACTTTTCTTGATTTCTTATACATATGGGTAGCAATATGTATAGTAAATTGGTACTTATAGGTTACAACTCCAAAGGATCAAATCCTAGTTCGCTGGCCACCATCTTGCAACGGGTTCTAAACGGCTTTCCATGTTGCATCCACTTATCACCCTTTTGCCGGTGAAAACTCATGTGTATGCATTCATGCGCCAGGGTAGTTAGCAGAGTGTAGTAATGGCCGCATCTGGCTGACGATATAGTAATTGTATGCTCATAATCTTCCCCGGTATCGTACAGATAGGTACCCATTGTTTCTGGATCTGCGGTCACAATAAAACCAACCTCTTCCGGCAGAGGCATTTTCCATTTACTAAATGGATAGCAACAGTACAAAGAGGAGTATAGGTGTCTGACCACCTCTGGCGTAATCCGCATATTTATACTTTATTAATGCATCCCCTAAACTCAAACTCATCCTCTCCACAGACCTGGATCAACTCAGGCAACATTAGGCGGCCGCGCTCAAAAGACAATAACACTAGTCCAGAACGCCAGTCCTTTGCGTTATCCTCCGTATAATGTACGAATTGTTCCGAGTTTGGATCTGCTAAGGTTCCTGTTTGCACGCCATATCGCGTACCACCATTAGATCTAAAAGCTGGACTCATGTCTGTAACGGGTTGTACTGCTAGATTGTGGGTATGACCCGTAATTATATTGACACCGCTCGCAACCGAGTTGGCTCTACCAGCCCCGAAACCACCCTTAAATCGGTGCTTGATAACTGTATCGTCATTTACCCAGTAAGACCAACAAGGTTTCCACATGGGAAAGTGGTCTTTTAGCGTCATGCCTTTAACGCCCTCATACTGTGGAACTTGTGCGGCTAAGAATGTTTCAAAACGAGCGTCATGGTTTCCCAGAGTCCAGATCAACTCCGCGCCCTTGGATACATTTTCAATGTTACCCATGAACTCCTGGCACGCCTCCAACTCTTCTTTGACTGTTGGGGTATTAGACCAGCCTATCCTTGGGTGCCGAGATGCCTGGGAGCCGTCAAAAATATCTCCATTTGCAACTACGACTTGAGGGCGAAATTCTTTGATAATCATCAATAGCGCTTTATAGGCAGTAGTGTAATCATCTGGCCAGAAGTGAGCGTCTGAGAATACGACTACGCGCCCCTTTTCCATATGAATGCCGCGCCTAGCATTGCCTGGTGTCTCTTCAATTCTGGAAATTCTGGTAAGTTCAAACTTTACTGGTAAAGTCATGCTATATCTTGACTCAATAGCGCGTCTGCGTTTCAAGACATTGCGAATATTAATATCGTGTATTTTTGAAAATTCAGTTGGGCTTTGTAGTTCTTGCCATGATGCAATAAACTGATCGTCTGTTAGGTGATATCCAGCCATATTTTCTCTCAAATATTTTGCATATTGTTGTTTATACAGTATATTTACTAAAATATCATTAAAAAGGTAATCAATGTCTAGAACCAAAGAGATGAGTTCTAAAGCATTACCAGACTCTGGTCTGAATTTAGACTTCTCTAAAAGCCCAGAGGTATACAAATTCTTAACAAGCAATGCATTCGTGCGCGGCATGATGGGGCCAGTAGGATCAGGCAAATCATATGCGTGCGCCGCTGAGGTATTCATCAGGGCAATTCAGCAAAAGCCTAGCCCTATCGATGGCATCCGATATAGCCGTTTTGTTATCGTACGAAACTCGTACCCAGAACTTAAGACTACCACAATCAAGACCTGGTTAGACCTATTCCCAGAGAATACCTTTGGGCCAATGCTCCATACTCCACCAATCACGCATCACATCCGCTTGCCCAGTAGGGAAGGGGCGGCTGGCATTGATTGCGAGGTTATCTTCTTGGCGCTTGACCAGCCAAAAGATGTACGAAAGCTACTCTCTTTAGAGTTAACAGGCGCATGGGTTAACGAGGCGCGTGAACTACCCAAGGCCGTTATTGATGGCCTTACACACCGAGTAGGACGATACCCAACTAAGCGCGATGGTGGCGCGTCCTGGCATGGCATCTGGATGGATACCAACCCGATGGACGATGACCATTGGTGGTACCGCATGGCCGAGAAAGAAAGAATGACGGGCGCATATGCTTGGAAGTTTTTTAAACAACCAGGCGGCGTAATAGAGATATCTAAAGATGAGTTGCCAGAAAATCCAGAGGCTAATGACTGCATATTTGCATCTGGCAAATGGTGGCGTATAAACAACAAAGCTGAGAATGTGGCCAATCTGCCATCTGGTTACTACCAGCAAATGCTATTGGGTAAAAATTTAGATTGGATCAGATGCTACGCAGAAGGAAAATATACCTATGTTCAAGAAGGTAAGTCGGTTTGGCCGGAATATGACGATAACATTATGTCTGGTGATGTCGAGTTGGATCCATCGGTTCCGCTCCAGATAGGACTAGACTTTGGTTTGACCCCAGCGGCGGTCATTGGCCAGCGCTTACCGAATGGAAGGTGGGTAATCCTTGATGAGATTGTTACTTTTGATATGGGTTTGGAGCGTTTTGGTCATCAACTTGTGTCCGAAATCAACGCCAGATACCCAAATATGCAAGTTCTTGTATGGGGTGACCCAGCCGGTATGGCCAGAGATGCAATCTATGAGGTTACCGCCTTTGACTTTCTTAAAACACTAGGGCTAAAGGCTCAACCTACCCCATCAAATGACTTCAAGGTGCGCCGAGAGTCAGCGGCCGCGCCCATGCAGAGGCTTATTAACGGGAAACCAGGGCTAATCGTTGACACAAAATGCAAGTTATTGCGTAAATCACTAGCTGGTGGGTACCATTTCAAGCGTATATCAGTCGGATCAGGGCAAGAGCGCTTTAGAGATGCCCCAAATAAGAATGAACACTCCCATGTGGGCGATGCCTTTGGGTATCTACTGCTAGGTGGTGGCGAATATAAGCGCATGACTAGGGGTAATCTAGGGGCATCTAAGACATTCATAGCCCAGACTGTAGCTAATAGCGATTTTGAGATATTTGGCTGATGAAGATATCTATTCCATATGAAGTATTGAATGAGCAGATGCATAAGCGCAGAGGCTTATTCACTTTGCCATTTGTTATTGAACATTTTGACCAGATGGATATAGATCAACCTGAGTTGCTGGCAGTATCTAGAGGTTATGGCATTCGAGATATGGTATCTAGCCAGGCTCAACTGGGTACGGCCATCACCATCTTCTATAAGGGTAAACCCGTAGCTATTGTTGGGGTCATATTGTTCTGGGGTGGCGTTGGTGAGATGT